TTCTGCTGTTTGAGATGTGTAACCACCATGACCACCAGAACCACCACCGCCGGCATATCGTCCTGCTCCCGGTGTATCTTCTACTTGTTTTAGTAATACTGTAGGACAACCACTTCTATGCCTATTCGGTGATACTCTACCATAAGCTCCACCAGAACCAATTTGCGTATCAATTGCAAACAATCTTCTAACTACAATTCTTCTTAAATCCCATTTAAACATTCTAATTACTGTAGGTCTAACTGTTCCAGTTCTAGCAAATGTAGTACCGTTAGGTTGTCCTTCAGCATTATTAGAATTATTTGAAATTAATTTCCATCCTGCTGGAATACAAATGTCACCAGTTCCTTCATGATATTCAAATCTTCTTGAAGTGGAACCGGTACTATTTTCTAATACCATTTGAATTCTACAATCACCAGTTCCGCCAAGCAATGCAGCAGACAATGAAATACATCGATCATAATTATTGTCAATATTATTTAAACCTTTGACCATTGCTGGAGATGCGCCAGCATCATAATTTGTTCCAGATATAACCGTCGTTCCCCATCCAGTAACTCTAGTCCAGAAAGCATCCCATTTATCAGTACCATCTGCCCAGCGAGGAATTGCTTGAGTTATTTGAACTGCATTATAATATGATTCACCAGTTAGTGGATGTACACCAGTAGCCTGATTAGCATTCCAGTATTGTGAAATTTGAGAAGCTGATTTTGTACCGCTTCCTAAAGTGCTAGTCCAATTACCCTGTGTAGTTCCTCTAACGTAATTTGCTGCACCAGTTGTAGGTATACCACTAACGAAAAGATTGTTTGGTGAAGCAATTGCTTTGTAAAAAGTGTTATAATAAAAATGATCGTAAGTATCATTTAAATAGATTGAATCACCCCATCCAACACTTGATGGATTTCCATTAAGGTTTTTCATTATAAAGTAATAAGCACGATTCGAATTTGCTCCAGCAGAACCGTTAGTCATACTGCCCCAAACACCTTCACCCAATTCTTCCTCATGAACAGAACGAAGAATAAATGCTTGTTGTGTTGCTCCACTTCCATTAGTACCACGAATTTTTATAGTACCACTTTGTTCTCTTTGATCTTTAGCTACATTACGTGCTATTGAATACTCATACATGTATGGTTGCATTCTTGGATTTATAAGACTGTTTGCATAAACTTCAATAAATCCAGGACGCATATCAAATGCGCCAGTTATTTGTCTGCTAGATCCATCACCGTTAGTATTTGCAACATAAAGATCATTCTGCAATCCGCCCATAGTATATGATACTGGATTTCTAGTATCTTGTCCAAATGAACCAGAAACTACACTGCCTGCGCCACCACCGCCCCAATGATAATAAACTCCACTAGGATCATCAGCAGTTGGAGGATATCCTGAAGCACCACCTCCAGCAATTAACATGTATTGGAAAGATGCTGTACCTATGTCTCCAAAGTAATAGAACGGATCTGTGTTAGCGGCTGATCCTGTTGGATTTGTTCTTTGTGGCCAAACTGTATCTGTAGAAGAACTTGGGAAATATCGTGGTTGATAATCACCATTAATATACCAAGTTTGAGAATTTGCACCTGTTCCGTTTCTTTCTCCTGCTCCAGTCCAAGTGTGTATGCGATATCTTCCGTTTGAAGATAAAGTTATCGTTCCACCAAAAACGTTTGCTTGTGCTGAAGCAAGTCCACCAGGAAATGCTTGAAGGTCGTAACGAATTTTGATGATACCTTGTTGTCCGTTATTATCTCCATGATATCCTCCACCGCCACCATAACCGTTGGAACCGATTGGAGTATATGCTGGAAAGGGAACATTCAATTGACCACTAGATAGTCTATCTGTCGCTGTCGCAGCTGCTACAAATCCACTTGGATAAAGAGTAGTTCCAATTCTTCCAACATCTCTCCAAACTTGACCATTTGGAGCAGTTCCTCTTCCGGTGTAATCGTCTCCTGGTTTTCCATTACCACCACCTGCGATCCACGACCATGCACTTTCATTATCACTGAGAAACGTAGTTGCGATTCCCAATCCACCCCATGGTCCTGACCATCCTACTCCACCACCGCCTCTTGATCTAAATCCGTTACCACCATATGGACTAGTTGTAACAGGTCCTACAGCTGAACTTGGAGCTGCAGCTGTAGAATTGTATTGATGATTTCCTCCTGCGTGAAGTGGATCACGAGCTTCTCTTGTAATTGAACAATAAGTTGCATAGTTGGGTCCTAAATTAGGAGCACCAACTTGAAAGTTTTGATATGTTGGTACTGCTGGACCAACTGTTCCAAAATACCATCCAGGATGTTGTTGACTATTAGTAGGACCAGCTGGTCTAGCATTTTGCCATGAACCTCCACCACCGCAACCACCGGACCAGCCTCTACTAAAATCATTCTCGTCTGCTCCATTACCACCACCAGGAGCTGGATGTAATCCATAGAATGAACTATCTCCTCCAGCACCGCCAACTGTAACTGGAAAAGACATACCTTTTCCAATTCTAAAATCATTTACATAGAGAACACCACCTCCACCACCTCCACCACCATATGAGGCAGCAGCGCTACCGCCGCCACCAACAACTAATATTTCCGCTGAAAAATAACCTGCAGCTGGAATAATACTTGATGGAACATTGAATGTTCCGTTTGTAGTGAACACATGAACTCGTTGACCAAATCCATTATCTTCGATAATGTAGTTTCCACCTGTTGGAAGAACTAATGCTCCTGCGCCACCAGCGCCAAAAGCTTTAGATGAAAATGCTGCGAACGTACCTAATGTTGCCATATTATGAGAATTTTGATTGTGATCCTAGAAGCGTATAAGTTCCAGCACCACGTTTAATAATAGTTATTACATAAGAATCGATTGCGTTTGTATTACCACCTGTAGGAGAACCAGGAGTTGTCCATTTAGCTATTCCAGCAGCAACACCATCAATCGTGAATGCTGTTGGATAGTAAGCAGTTGCACCATTTGTTACTAACATTGCTAGTGTAACAGATTCACCAACACTAGTAATACTATCAAATGATGTTGAACCATCTCCTCTAATATTTACAGTAAAATTACTACCAGAATTACTGTCATAATAAAGAATTGCTTGAGATAAAACATCAAAGTTTATTGTGCCACCAGCTGAACCGGATAACGTTACTTTTTCTTTTGCTTGTTGTAATTTTGATGTTCCTGTAATAGTTAAACCACTTCCAATTAAAGATGATGCGGTTACAGAACTATTACTTGTAATCGATGAACCAATCAGAACGCCAGAAGATGAAAATGAAGTAGCAGTAATTCCACCAAAAGTCGTTAGTGATAATGTTTGATTTGCTGCAAAAGAAAGTCTACCTTTATTCGATACCGTAAAAACTGGAACAACGATCTGACTAGAACTACCGCCACCGTATGTGGCAGCAGTTGTACCAGTTGTGGTCAGTTTGCTGTCAGATATAGAACTATCTGCTAAGTCAATATCCGATACGTCTAAATCTTTAATAGACTTTGAATTTATTTTTGATAATGGCATTTAATCTAACTCTAATGGTTCTGTTGGTTTCGGAAATTTATCCTTGATTTCTTTAATCGCATTGTACCAAATTCCATCTTTTCCGGGAATAGTACCATTATCCATATCATGCCACAACATATCTAATTGAACGAAACCTTCTGGATATGACTCAAATCTATAAATTTGATATTTGTGATAATCATATTCTTTTTTATCACGTTCAACCTGTGCATCTATTTCTTCTCTTGTTGGTGGTTCTCTATTTAAAGAATCTTCCCAAGAAGTTATCTCACTATTGAATAAAGAAAAACTAGCACCAGGTCTTAATTTTTTAATTGCTACTTCAATACCATACTGTTTGAACATTTATTACTCCTTAATTATTTAGAACAACCCAACCACTTCCATCGTATCCTTGAAATTGAGTTCCAGAAATTACTAACATTCCAGACAGAGGACTAGTAATCGCAGTATCACGGGCAGCATTATCAGCATAAACTGGAGCTCTTAATGTAGTGTTTGCTCTAAAATTACTTGTTGCCAATGTTTGTGCAAGTTTTGGGGTTGTTACAGTTCCATCAGAAGGAACTTGTGTAGAAGATTGTCCTTCACCAATATGAAGAACTTGAATATTATTAACTCCTGCAATAGGAGCAGCTGCAAAATTAATATTAACTCCATCAAGGGAATAGTTTGCAGTCGGTCTTTGATATAAACCATTAATAAAAACAGCAACAGATGATGTTGATGCTGGACTTCTCGTCATTACAAAAGACGTATCGGAACCATCACCAGAGAAAACATCTACGGTAAATGGTGCTGTTCTAATTTGATTTCCTAAAATTGCCATTGATTATTCCTTACGTTTTAACAATCCACACAAAACCACCATACGCTGCTATATTTGGAGTACCACCAACTCCATTACATTGTGCCCAACCACTTGGAATGCTTCCCACTGATCCAGTCCATAACATTGCAGCACCAGCTGGAATCTGATATCCGTTTGCAACAGTTAATCCAAGATTTGTTCTAGCATCAGCAGCACTTGAAGCACCAGTTCCACCGTCAGATACAGAAAGATCAGTGATACCTGAAATAGAACCACCGGTAATGTTTACCGATAATCCAGAAGCAAGAGCAGAAGTTCCTACAGCACCAGCACCAATTTTTGAACTGGTTACTGCACCTGCACCAATCTTGTCTGCTGTTACAGCGCCAGTTGCCAATTTAGTTTCTGTTACTGCACCTGTACCAATCTTATCTGCTGTCACAGCACCTGTACCAATCTTTGCTTCTATAACAGCACCAGTATCAATTTTAGATGAAGTTACAGCAGCTGGACCAATTTTACCTTCTGTAATTGCACCATCACCAATTTGTTCCGCTCTAATATCTGAATAAGGAGAAACAACATTCTGAGTTCTAAAAACAACTTGAATATTGTTTGTTCCTGTTGGTGGTGCTTCTGTAAAAGTTAATGTGCTTCCAGATATTGAATAAGCATATGATGCTCCAGGTTCTTGAATAACGTTTTCAACAATAACCTGTGCGTCTAAATCTTGACCCAATTCTCTTGACAATGCAAAGACTGTCTGTGAACCAGTTCCATTAAAACGATCAATACCTAAAGCATAATATAAAATGTTTGTATCTGGTCTATTGCCAATATATGACATTTATTATACCTCTTCGGTTTCTAATATAGAAAGAATAACGTCTCCAGATGAAGCTGCTGACATTTGAACACGAACTCTGTCTCCTGCTTCCAGCACTAATTTCTGTTCTCCGCCAATTGCAATCAGAGTACCACCTGTAGCAACAGTAGCTTCTTTAACCATGTGAACTGTGTTTGCTCCTGCAGCATTGTAAATTATTACACTAGCAGAAACTGGAGATGCCACAATATTGGCAACTGTCATACCAATAACAGTTGCTTGAACACCTGAACCAGCCGTATAAACATCAACAGCAGATGTTCCTACTCCCCCAGCAACCTTTTTTCTTAATGTAGATTTTTTAAATGATGGCATGTGATTACCCTAAAATTAATGAATATATGAAACTTGTTTCTTGAATTTGATATACTAAATTACCAATCGCACTGTTTACAGTCGCAACTCCAGAAACAACCAAATTACTACCATTCGCATTTGAATAGAAAAACTCTTTAGATACTAGTGTATTTGAAACATTTGTATTTCCAAATGTAGTATTTCCTGTAGTTATATAACCATTTACTGCATTCATGGTTCCGTAGAGGAATAGATTATTTGCAGTAACGTTTCCAACAACATTCGCAGAATATGATACTGTCAGATTTCCACCAATAGCAGTATTTAAACTAATAGAAGCATTACCATGAACAGTAATATTTCCACCAATTGTTGCGTTACTACTCACATTTAAAGTGTGGATATTTCCAGGAATAGCAATATTACTTTCAGAAATAAGTATGTTTGCTATATTGGCAGTATTTGCATATAATGTATTAATTGAACCTGATGTACGTACATTTAATTGTGCGTTTAAACCTTTGATATCGATTGCACTGTTAGACTCAATTGATGGTCCATCAGTAATGGCATTCATAGTCGCAATTAAGGACTGTGTTGCCACTAACCAATGGTCAATGGTATTAGCACTATTTAATTGTTTTATCGCCATTCTGATTTCCTAATCGATGCAATCTCTTTTAAAAGAGTTTTTATCTCTTGCATTTCTTCTTCCATTTTTGCAAGACGTTGTTTCGTTTCTTCACGATCTGCAATATCTTTTTTTACTTGTTCTTTGCGTCTATAATATTCCTGCAAACCACTTCTGTCAGTATTTAGAATTGCTCCAGTGGAAATATCACGGATCAAATGCTGTTGATCTTTAACTTTTACATGAGACATTAACTACCCTCCGGTAAAGCAATAACACGCAAATCTTTAAGCAGAGGAACATTTGTTGCATCAGTTCCAGCCATTACAATCTTAATTGCGAATGTTTTGAAATTACCAAATGCTGTTCCATTCGATGTGTAATTAACAAAGTTATTTGCAACACCGTTAATACCTGGAGCAAAAACCAACTCTCTAAAGTCACCAGTAAACGATGAGTTGAAATTGAAGTTATTGATTTGTGTCATCAACTGCCAGTTTCTTTGATAGAATGGTGTTGGATCAGAGATAGACAGAATCTTATAGTACACATAAATCTGTGAAGTAATTGGTTTATATGCAGTTAAGTAAACTCGTAAATCTCCAGAATCAAATCCATCTGCAAGTGTAACTGTTCTCATAATATAACGAGCGTTAGCGTTACCACCAGAAGCAGAAGTTTCACCATTCAATATAATTGAAGTTGCTACAGAGTTAGCTAATGACTGATTAACTACTAACTTACCAGTATATGGAGTTAGTCCAGTTCCCATAGTAGCTGATTCAGCAGTAGCGTTGAACAGATTAATTGTTGGAGTATTTGCATATCCACTACCAGGATTAGATATCCAAGCACGGGAAATCTTACCATCAGATGTTTCAACTTTAATGATAGCACCAGAACCTAATGTATTTCCTAAAGAATCTGTACTATGATCGACAACAAATATACCGTTTGCCATAGAACCGGCAGTACCAGTATTTGCTATGACAATTGCATCATTTGACAGAGGAAGATTGTTGATCTTATTCTCAATCGCCAACAGATTCAATCTAGTTGAATCGACATAAGGAGTTAATGCAGAATCACCTGATGTTAAAGAAACAATAACTTTGAAAGTATCTTTTCCAGTATCTGGATTCAGAACACGACGACCAAGACTATCATTCAGATCATAGTCAAGATTAGGAACGATAGTTTTTAGACCACTCATTCCGCCGTTAGGACTCTTTTCAGAATCAAAAACGTATGATACAGTAGTTCTTGGTAAAGAAATATCTGTACTCATTAGATGAGCAACGTCAAACACAACGTTCGACGAAATGTTTGTCATGTCTGGTTTAAATACAACCTGAGATGTTTCAGTGCTATAAGAGTTTCTGAAAATCTGGAACTGCATATCTACATTCTGATCTGCGGTCCATGTTGAACCATTCTGAGATAAGAATAGAGAACCTAGATAAGGTTGATCCGAAATATCTTTCTGAGATGTAAGATCCTTTTTACTTTTCTCAGCAACATACACATTATATAATTTAGAGTTTGCTAGAAGAACAAAACAATGTTCACCTGGTTGTAGATATATTGGTGAATCAAACACAAAATCTGTATAATTTGCCTCATTAGTTATGTCAGGTTTAGTTGTAGTTTTAACTTTATCTGGTGTCAGAACTACAGTTCCTAATGGATATACAACAGAAGAATGAGGATATCCGTTAACAGTTGGACGAATTTCTAATCTTACTGGAACAGTAGGATCTTTTGTTGCGAAACACACACGAACTCTACTAATAAACAAACCATTTGGATATTGACCTTCACCAACTAAGAAAGTCTGTGCAAGAGGATCTGAGTAGAAGGCAGTTCTTGTCTGTGTTTCTTGACGAACCGATGTTGTTGTAGTAGTTCTTGAATCTCTTACATCAGTTCTTTGGATTCCAGCTGGAACAGTAGCAATAATATTTGTCTCTTGCGTTGTTGCCATTAATCCTTGAGCAAAGAAACGTGCATCACCATTAGTTCTTGATGATTCAATATTTCCAGAACTGTCATCAATTAATCTGAATAACTTTTCTCCAACTCTGAACGTTGATCCAGGCAAGAAGAAAATACCTGCACATGCACCACTCAAGTCGGTAGTGTTTCTACCAATAGTGTAGATTGAGTCAATAGATGGACGAATGTTCCATGCAGTATTAACTGTTATGGTTCTAGTAGAAGAATCATATGCTGTGATAATCTTTTCTTCCCCAAGTCCTAATCCTTTAACAATATAAATTGGTTGACCAACTAGATTTGCACTAGAACAATTTCTAGCTCCAGTAGCCATTAAACTTAATTGTAAAGTAGTTTCACCTGATGCAGTTGGTTGACCAGTGTAGTGTTCAAAATAGTCAACAACGGTATTTGTTGATGATGATTGTCCAATAACACTCAGTGTCGCACCACTTTGTGGAGTATCTATAGAATTGGTTAATACTGTGCTTACAATGTAACCGATATTATTAGAAGTCATTACAATAACAGAAGTACCATTTGTAGTACCTGTTACGTTATTTTTTATATTAACTACTTCTGGATTACCAAGTTCAGTTTGATAACTCAAATTGTTAGCTTTGAACACAACTTTATTTGCTCTAGAACAAACAGAAGTAATATTTTCATTATCAAAGAACGCATACAATTGTGTTGATGGTTTGAAACTTTGACCAATATAAAGAATATTTTTCTCTCTCATGTATGGAACAATTGATAGATCAATTACTCTTTCACCTAAACTTCTTGTGATTGTATCTAGAGTTACTGTAGACTTAACTCCAGTTCTAGCTTCACCAGTAACAGTTGTGGTAACAACATTAACATCTCTAACTTGTTCGATAGAGTTTACAGTTCTAGCTGAACACTGTGCTTTAGGTAAAGCATTCGCTCCACCCTGTGTGATCCAGTATTGAATTGGTTGCCATACACTAGATCCACCTGAACTATGTACTGTCCATCCAGCTGGTGGTTCATTAATTGGGAATGGAGGGAACACAGTTCTAACACCACCAACTACAACGGCTTGTGGTGTCAATACAATTATTCCTCTTTGAGTTGTTCCCGCAACATTTTTCCACTGACCAGCTACACCTTCAGCTGCACCAATATTAGATTCGGTTGAGCTGCTACTTACTTGGAACCACTCTCCCCATTCAGTCTTTGCAGCACCTTCAACTAGAAGATTCCATGCTGCACGATCACCAGATAAATCGACAGTTAAATCTGCTTGTCTAGTTTCATCATACCAAACATCAGATGGTGGATCAAGTTTAATTGTTCCTAGATAATTGACAATATTAAATGGATTAATATTTTCTGTTCTAGATGCTAATGGTTGAGAGATGTATGAAACCTCTGTATAATCTACAGTAAATAGAGGTCCTTTACGATTGATATTTGTATTGTCTCCATCATCTGGATCATAAACTAATTGAACAGAAGTCAGATCGTATGTAGGTCTTAGTTGTTTTTTGAATCTATCAATAGAAGCTTTGTAATCAACATCTCTCACTTCAGAAACAGAAGTACCATTAAATGCATCAACAATAAATCCGTTCTTAAATCTAGGTAAATTTGCTGAATCTAGAATTGTGAAGTCTTGTTTAGAAGCGGTATCAAATTCTAACAGAGAAAGAGAAGTATAGTATTCCAGATTCTCTAGTCTCTTTTCCATTACACCAATATCTTTCATGGTGTATCGTTTGTTACGAACTGGAGTAACTCTAATATATTTTGGATCCTCAACAAATGGAGGATATGTCAAAATGTATAGAGTCATACTATCTTCTTTATCACTCGGTATCGCAGGTTTAGATGCAGAAGCTCCACGAATGATTTCGAAAGTTCTAGATTTTGTTATTACTACTTTGTCTACTCTTGGTAAATAGTTTTGGTGCTCAACTGTAATATCAGTACCGTTTTGTGGAATTACAAGTGGAGTACCAAACGATTTAGTGTTTGCAAGATTGTTTCTATCAGATCCAGAAGCATCCAAACGAACTGGACGGAAGTCAAAATAGTCTCTTAGAATATAGTTACCACCAATAGCTGTTGGAGATGATGTTGTATTGTAGATTGGTAGTGTTTCATATGTAACAGGATTTCCTGGAACATTATTGTTATGACCAGCAAGATAAGAATCTACTGTGAAATAACCTGGAGTAATACTCTCTTGTTTGTAACGATCATATCTAACAACTAAAGGACCTGTTGGAGGTGTTTCTCCAGCTTTCAATATAATTGATGAGTGATCGTAGTAAGTATCTTTTTGACCAGATTCTAGAATATAACGACTAGTTACATTTGCAGCAGAAGTTAATGTTGCATCAGTAATCGGCCATGTTCCATTACAATCAAAAATAGCATTAATACCTACAACATCTGAAACGAATAGTGACTGTTGAACACCAGGTAATCTATTTACAAGTCTTTGATTTATAATTGTTTGACCAGAATCTGGAAAAACATAAACATCATTGTTTGCAAAAATATTATATGGTGATTGTTGTGGTTGTATTTGAACATTTGCGTTAGCATAATATTTCTTCTTAGGACCAGCCTTAGAATTAACTGTAACAAATACGTTAGCCTGACCTGAATAACTTGCACCAATACCAGATAATGTGATAGTAGTTAAACTGACTGAAATATCTGTTGCAGGTACAGTTCTTCCATCGGAAAGTTTAACTGATATATTTTCTTGTTTTGAAGTTGTAGAAGAACCAATAGAGAGAGTTTCTCCAGGAATCAGTGAGGAAATATCAACAATACCGCCACTAAATGTTGGTTGAATAAATTTCTGATATTCGTAAGAGAACGTTCCGCCTGCTCCTGTACTAATAGAGTTTTGTACAACATAATCTTCACCAATTTTAATTATTAGTGGTTGACCTTCTTTTTCAGAAATGAAAACGTTTTGATATGTTGATGAAGAATCTTTAGAGAAAGAACTGATATCTGCTGTGGATAGTCTGGTTGTAGATCCAGCTGATACTGGTTCATAGAAACATTCCGCATCTTTAATCTCAAAGTCAATAGAACAAACACTAGTTGAGTCGGGTGCTGTTATGAATGCTGGAGATACTTTCAGATGGTTAGTTGTAGCACTAGCATAATAATCAGTAATAGTTCTAGGATATTCACCAGCACCAGCACCAGAGATAATTCTTATCTTAGCTCCTTTATAAGCGTCTGGTAAATTAGACATGTTATTATGGAGTTGGATGAATGATGTATTAAGTGTTCCTGTTGCTTTAACAACAATAGATCCTACATTTACATCAGTTAGATATGTTTTGTAAATGTATGTGCTTGGTAAAGTTGGACTTCCGCTGTTTGTATCAAACGCAACACGGGTAACTCTTGCTGTACCAATTTTTGTATTACTGTATGTTGCAGTATTAGCTGTCCAAACACTTGCATTAGGTACACAGTGAATATCTACTTGACCAATAACTTGTGCAGGTAATTGACCGTAATGATTAGTTGTATAAATGAAGTTACCATAATCAGCTGTAACTCGTTTTAAAGGTACACTTAGTGTATCTCTAGGTTTTGGTATAGTTATTTTTGTCGGAGCAATAGCAGTAAACTCATATCCTTTGACATAAGCTTTACCATGAGACATAATAATGTCTAAGTTTGCTGAGTTAGCTGAGTTGGTTTTTAAATCTATTAAGAAAGGATTAACAACATAATCACCCGATTCATCATATGTTCTACGAGCTAATGTTTCTTCTAGTTCAGCGTAAATTGGAATTCTGTTAATTTTTTGTAGAATACCTTCTTTGACTTGAGCAAGTTCAATAAACTTAGTTAAGTCGGTACTATCTAACGAACGAATTCCTAGTTTTAATTCTATTTTAAATCGATCTGAACCAGGAGCTTGGAAGTTTGAAGCACCCTGTGCAGGATCAAGTAGAGAAGTATCGTTGACAGATTCTACGATAGATTCTACAACTTCAAAACCAATTCTGGCATTTGCGGTGTTATTGTTATAAACGGAAGTTGCAATGGTTTGTGCATCTACTTTTACGAAGAAACCTTCATAGTAATAGACACCACTATTTACAGAGAATACTTGTCCAGTTCCAACTCCTGAACTTGCAATATTAGCATGGAACGCAAATGCAGGTCCGCCTTCCTCAACCGTAAGTATTTCTTCACCAGATGTGAAGTTTGCACCATAAATTTGACTTATCAATAAAGTATGTGGAGTTGATGTTGTCGCATCAATTTCTTTTAATATTTGTCCACGTTTTGAATTATTAACATCACTAGACGTAATTATTTTATCAGTAAAATCTGTTATTTTAATATCAGTCGAAGCATATTGTGGAGCAAGATTGATATAAGTTGCATCTTGTAGAAATACCTGTCCTCCAGTTACAACCGAACCGTTCTTAAAAATATGATTACCAAAACGTTCGATTTGTTTCTGAATAAGAGATTGTGCTTGGGTTAATTCACGAGCCTGAACTGCGTACCCAGGCTTATACAATAATCTGAGAAACTTTTTATCTTCGTCTAAATCATCATAGTATGGATTTACATTAAAATTAGTGCTAAGTGCCATGAATTAACCTTTAAAATTTAAGAACAAATTTAATTTCTTCTGACTGACCATCTTCTCTGTCGATTGCGGTAACATTTTCTACATGTAAAATGTCACCAGTGTACTGCTTGAATTCTGGATTTTTGATATCAACGATAGCTCTTTGAATCGCTGAGTTTGCACCAATAAGGTTTTCACCTGTAATCATTGTACCTCTAACTTTGGTTAGAGATATTACAGTCTCGCCTTGATCCACAACATAACCATATGCTGTAGGATTACTCAATGTTCCTTGATAAACAAACTCATTTACTTGATATGGAGTTCCTGCAACCAAAGTTAAATTGGTTGTCTGTGATATTACAGCGTTTGCTCCATTCGCTTCTACTGGATATGATTCAGTGTATTTATGCGGATTTCTTAGAAGTCCATACTGTCTAAAACTGGTATTTGAACTAATTAAACCGCCTTCCGTACTATCGATCTCACCCATTCTGACAGCAATCATTAAGTTGCTAGATCCTAATTGTTTTGCAGGATTATATGCATGTCCTAGTTTTGGAGCTAAGATAACTCTTCCGGTTGCACCAACTCCAGAACCGTAAATTGAAACGTTGGCATAAGAATAATTAATACCAATTGTAGTTACTTTAACGTTGGCAATTGTATTTGAAGAAGTCACAAACGCTATTGCTTCAGCTCTGCTTCCATCTCCACTAAAAGATATTCTAGTATTGATAGAAGCATTAATAACCGAAGTCTGAGTTTGATTTGTATCAGTAGATATTGACAAAGTTCCATTAACAGTATCAACACCAGAGATATATGTTCCTGGACGAATTCCCGTTCCAGAAATAGACATATTAACTAGATTAGCTAGAGAAGGAATGTTGAATTGTTCCAGGACGGTAGTAGAGTTTGCAACTGTTAATTTTACAGCACCAGAAGCAAAAGGTGCAATACCAATACTACCATGTCTATAATTTACGCCAGGATTGGTTACAACAACAGTAGTCAATTCGCCTTCGACAATTCCTGTTTGACTCATCGTGTAATCTAATTGATCTTTACTTTTAGGAACTGGAATCCATTCGTTTGTGAAAAACTTATTTCCTGGTTTAACACTGTACAGATACTTCCAACGATATCCGTCTGCGGTATCAATAACTCCATTTGATGAAGAAAAGTCTCCAGTCGGTTCTACAGTTGAATTTGCACTGACACCATTAGATGTATTATTTGACAGACACAGATAAACTTTTTTATCTGAATTCATAATGTACATTGGTTTTAAATTCAAACTAGTGTTAGAACTTAAAAGAGTCAAATAGTCTGTTGTATCATCATATTGTCTATATTTAGTAGAACCTGTCCAATTTATTCTTGGAACAACATGTTCAATATCGTTACCAGTGACTTTTTTAGCACCAATAATATTATCCCAAACAGATTTTTCATAACTGATAGAATCTACAGTTTGTTCGGGAACAGCTTCATTTGCATATGGCAAATGATTTCCTATAAACAAATAAGTTATAGTCGGATCGGCTTCTGAAACCTTTTCCTTTATTTGTTCTGCATTATCAAAACGTGTTTTTAGTGAAGTTAAAAAAGTAGCCATGAATTTATTTATTTGTCATTAGAGAATAGGTGTATTCGACTGAAGTGCATAAATTGCATTAGCTAATCTACTGATCGCATTTGCAACATCAGTTGGAGCAGAAGTATTCCAAATAGATGGATTAGGCGATGTATAAACAATACCGCTATTTGCCACATTATAGGAAGCATTAGCTTGTTCAAATGCAGCTGCAACATTTACCGACAGACTGTCCACTGCAACAGAAGTTGTATTTGCCAACAAGAATGCAGCATTAGTTCTAGATGAATTTAGATTTGCTCTTTCTTGTATTACAGTAGGTCTTTGTTCGATACGAATTGTTCCGTGTATTGTTGGATTAGTTAAAGATTGATAAACATAGTCTTTATTAACTTCACTTGAAGGAACTTTCCAGAAAAGAACACCAGAATTTTTACCCTGAGCTTCATCATTTAATGTTTGTACTCCAGTAGGAGAAACATGTAATAAACCAGAAGTTACATTAATTCCATTAACTGCATCACGAATTGCAATAGACTGATGAGGAATATGTAACAAATCTAGAGAAATGGTTTTTCCTGGATTTGTATAGATGATAGGATTGTCACCAGTATACTGATCGAATCTATAACCAGTAACAGTATTAGAAACGTTTAATCTAGTTTCAGCTGAAGTAAAGTTAATATTTGCCAGTGTATACACCGCATTTGCTTGAATGAATCCAGAATTCGCATGAGTATATGCTTGATTCGCATGATTGTTAGCAGTGTTTGCAAAATTAAATCCACTGTTTGCGTGTATAAATCCAGCATTTGCATGAGTATACGCACCATTTGCATACGTTCCAGTTACGTTCTGACTTGCATATGCACTATTTGCTTGATGAAATGCTTGATTCGCATGATTGTTAGCAGTGTTTGCAAAGTTGAATGCAGCATTTGCCTGAATGAATCCTGAATTTGCATGAGTGTATGCATTATTAGCATAAGTTCCAGTAACATTCTGTGACGCATATGCAGAGTTGGCATGCGTATAAGCACCATTGGCTTTATCAACTGTTATGTCTAAGTGTGCATCAAGAACACTCAATTCAACTTTTTTTGTTATTGGTGTTCCTGTGCTTCTATCAACAATAACAAACAACGTGTTTCCAATTAAGGTATCCGCCGTAACTAATTCAGAAATTTTTGTATTTGCCATTTTTTTAATCCGTTGTTAAGACATTTGTACTATCAGTTTCAGTTGCTAGATTTGCTATCGGAGAACCATCTTCCAGAGTAATTGTAGCGGATCCAGTTGCAATCCAATGCGTATTGAGATTCGCCATAAGTTTTCCTACAACGATCATAGTTTCCAAATTAGCACTATAATCGAAAGGAACAGCTGAAACAGGATATAAAGAGTTGGTTACAATTGGTTCGACTTTAATATTAGTTTCACTTACAATCTGATCGACGATATAAATTTTACCATTAACACTAACGGCATCACCTAATTGTATTAAACCTTTTTGGTAAGCTTTGACAAAGTTAGTTCCATATCCAGTAATATATATTTTACTCTCTTGAACATTAACTCTTCCAGAGATAGTCTTATGCGTATCTAAAGTTATTACGTCTAAATTAGAGACATTTGATAACGCATCTACTTTGAATCTAGCATAATCAACAAGACCAGCTGGATGTAATAACTCTTTTAATATTTTTTTATATTTTCTAAATTCTACCTTTGAAGATAGAACATAAGCATAATCAACATAATAATCACGACCTTGTATTTTTCTTTCTGTAGAAGAAATAATAGAATCCGAAGAAGTCCATTTACCTTCAAACGTTTCAAAAGACTTATCAATATCAGCAAGTAAAGAAGCTTGTCCATTACCAAGCGTAGTCATATTGATGAATGGAACATATTTATAACCCTTGCCTCCATCAATAATTTTAACTCTGGTAATTGAACCAGGATCTCTTGTACTTGTTGCAGTCAGTTGTTCGCCATCTCCCATGACAGCATCTAATATGATGTCAGCTCCAGCACCTCCTGTAGACTGAATGGTAACAGAAGGAAAGTTATCTTGTTTGTATAAAACACCGCCAATAGGATATCGATTATATACACCAAGTTTTGCAGTTATTCCACTTGAAGGACCTGATGTGTATAAGAAATTTGTGTCGCAAGTTAAAGATGTATCGGTATCAATTGTCTGAACTGTTCTTATCTGTCCATTAACAACAATTTGGTCACCAACATATAAGTCTCTATTAAAATAAGTTCCTGTTCCAGTAACAGTTGGATTATTATACGTTACAGAAACAGTGCCTTCAACTCTAACTGGTTCAAATGATATCTTTAATATTTCACCATTTTCTCCTATTTGACTCACTCTAGCTGCAGCTCCCATTCCATAAGTTCCACTTGGATTATTACCAAAAATTATCTCATCACCAATTTTATATCCTGTTCCTGGATTAAGGATTCTATATCCTCCAAGAGAATTGAATCTAGAAATATCCTGGAAAGTTCCGTCAGTAATATATGTTAGTGGTTGAACCTCTAATGTTGGAATAAAATTAATGACTTGACCGGAACTTGTTGGTGAAACTAAACAGTTTGCAATTCCACCAACAGTGTATGTTCTTGGATTTACAAAGAAGTCATAAATTTTTGAATCTTTATTGATCGGATTTCCACTCTTAGATGGAATTCCATAATCAGCTGCATTAATTGCCAGACTTGATACGTTAGCTATTCTTGTGTTTGAATAAACAACATATGTACTTGTTACATTCTGAGCAGTAGTATTAATAGATTGAATCGCACCATTAACAAGATAACGAGGAACTAAAGTTTCAATTATTCCACCAGCAGCAAACCCTGCGCCAGGTTTATTAATAGTAATCTTATCAATACGTCCAGAGAAAACTTCATCAATAATTGCGACAGCTTCTTGATCAGCACTTCCTCCAGAAATTGGTAAAAACTGTCCGGCAGTATAATTTGCACCACCATTAATAATATTAATTTCTCTCAATGCTGAAGAAGTCAGAAACTCAAAATATATAACGTTACCTTTTTCATCAATTATGTCAACGTTACAATACTCACCATTTTCAAAAATGCCGACTACATTTTTCGAATTGATGAAAAGATCCTCAACATTTCTATTTGATACCAAACCAACCGCAGCTGACTCAACTATTCCAGTTGCTTTTGAAGTAACTCCAACAACCTTTCTATTTCTTAATAAATCATAGTCAAAATTGTTGAAGAATATTTTAATGATTGCTCCATTTGCCGGAGCGGTATTGAATATGATTTTTTTGTATTTTACATTAACCAAATAAGCGGTTGTTTCTTGATCGTTTATTAAAACCTTCTTTATAGATGAAGTTTCACTAGGAAGAAAGAATGTAGTTCGTGATCCATTTCCAGTAATCTTTTGATAGAAAACATCTGGATCCATACGAACAGAATTCTCTACAGACCAAACACTAGCAGATGCTTTAAGTACCTCATTTTTTGGTTCTATAATTTCCAGTTCTTCATCAAACAACATTCTGAATAGAAATTTGTAAGACTCAATACTTCCCTTTGATCTGTACAGATTTACAATATTTTTAAAAAGAATATCTTTTCTTACCGCAACTTCTTTAGGTAATAGTGTGGCAAATTTATTGTAGAAATTTTGTTCAAATTCTTCCAAAGACGAATCGATATCAGAAACTTCTCTAATATCTTTTGATACACTTATCAAATCATTATTGGTAAGCGATGCCGTTTCTAAAAACTCATAATAAGCTTTTAGAAACGAAACAAATTTAGGATATTCGTCACGAACGAATTCTGGAACTTGATTCGGAACTAATACTGATATTCTTTCGTTATTCATTTATTGTGCAGATAATTCTTGTAAGTCGACCGTTACAGAAGCCGAATCGGTTAAGTCGATTTCTAATACAGTATTTCTTTTTGTTTCTACGATTCCTTTTTCAGACTCAATAGTTAATCTCATCAGAGAGTCGTCGGAGTATAGATTTCTAACATTAAGATTGGACAGTGTAATTTTACCTGTGTCATAATTAATACTGCCAGCATTTTCATTTACAATTTGTTTTTGTGCATCAGCATCATAATAGATTGTTCTAATACTTCCTGTTCGTGCAGTAATAACAGCTGCAGCAACACCACCAGATCCACCACCACCTGAAATTTCAACAACTGCTCTCGAATAATTATAACCTTTATTTGTGACAGTGATCTTCTCTATTCTTTGACCTACGATAGTAGCTTCAGCAGTCGCACCAACACCATCACCAGTAATAGTTACAGTAGGAGCAGATGTGTAGCTAATACCTGGATTTAATATTTGTATTTCTTCAATACCAGTATATGTCTCTGCTGATTCTTCAAATGAAACCTTTCTTGTAACACCAAAAGAATCAACAACATCAAACTGTGTCGATGTTAAACGATTAGTTAAAGTGCCTCTATGTAAAGGAACACCAAAATTAATTTCATAATTTCTTGTTTCACCGATTACTGGTTCAAAACGTTTCTGCAATTTAACAGATGTTTCACAACCAATAATAGCAGCATCATTAGTATCATCAACACTTTCTTGAAGTTTAGACAAAACAAATCTACCACCAAATTTGTTTAAATTTCTTTCTCTATATAATGCAACCGCAGTTCTTATTTTACTCTTAATCTGTTCTTCAGTATCAGTGGTTTTTCTCTTGTCATATGCAACATAGTTGTTTAATAGAAGATACAGATATTCTGGATCACGAATTTCGGTTTGAATTGCGATAATAGATTTTGGTTTTAATATCTCATCAATAATTCTTTGTTTCTCCAACTCAGAAATATAAAAGTCTTTTTTTGGTTTTAATGAAAGAATTACCTTACCATATGAAGGAGGAACATCATCTTCACTTCCCCAAACAGAAACAGAATCGATACTAGGATAATTCTTCTTAATATAAGATTCGTAATCTCGATAAGTTACTAATCTATTTTGAGTTGTAAATTGTAAAGGTGCTGAGTATTTGATACTGTCAACCGTTTCTCTTTCCGAACTTCCTGACGCAACTTCATTAACAACAACATCAATGTTTCCATATGCAGATATAGGAAGTAATGGAATAAATTGATTTGCTCTGTCAGCAGCATTACCGTTGGTAGTCAAATAACTTATTCTAACTAGTGAACCATCAACAATAGATTTTCCTATTACATCATCTCCAAAATATATCTCATACTTTCCATCTCTACCCTCTTGTAAAAAGTAAACAATTGAAGATGAATCGACATTTAAAACGTCAGTAGCCAACGTATATGTTTCAACATATGAATTTGTTGGAGATGGTTGAACCAATACTTTTAGACTTGTTGTATCTACATTTAATTCCGGTATTACAAACAAAGCTTTTGGATTTGTCTGTTGATTGTAAGTATAAACGTAATTTACAATCTGTCCTTCTTTAACTGGTATATTCTCAAATAAGAATTGGTTTCCAGTTCTGGAAACTGTGATTTCTTCCATAACATTAAATCTGTATGAACGATTGTCAATAAGATTTGATTGAAGTGGATAACCAAATGGTAAAGTTAAAGATTGTGTAGTATCTGCACTAGTAGTTGTTACGGAAATGTTTACATTCGCTACAGCTGGTTTTCTAGAATGTGGAACATAACCCAAAGACTTTGCATGAGAAACAACAGAACCTCTTAGTATAGCTGTATCTAAGAAAGATTCATTTGCAACCATGTTTAGATAGTATGCATTGTAATGAGTATTATATGCGAGAACGTCAAGAAGAATATTCAGACCCGATCCTTCAAAATCATAGTCTTGAAATTCTGTTTGTTGTCTCAAATAATTTTTTAAGTTTTCCTTGATTGTATCAAAATCAAGTTCGGTTACTCGTAATCTATTTGCCATTATCGTGTTCGTTCTAATTGAAATGTTACGGCTATCGGTTCCTGTCTATTCACTATAAAAAATTCCACGTAAACCTTAAATGCATTTAAATCTGGATCTGGAGTTACAACAACTTTAGAGACTGAAGCCCTAGGTTCAAAGTTGTCTATTAGTTCGGTTATCTGTTTTTCCATTCTAATGGAAGTCAGATTGTCCACATTTTCAAACAGTAAAGCTCTTATATTTCCACCAAATGATGGATTGAAAAGACGTTCGTTTCTATTGGTAGAAAGAATATTCTTGATGGAATTGATGACTGCGCGGTCTCCAATATGTTTATTAACATCCTTTCTGACAGGATGAACGTTCATACTGAGATCCAAATCCCTATAATCTCTCGTTACGTTGGTATATACTGTTGCCATTTCTTATTTATAGTTTGTCTATTAGGGTTTGTGTGCCGACATAATTTTTAATCATATATGCTTCCAAGTCACCTAAACCAGAATATCTCATCATTTCTGTGTAATTATTTGACAGTTCTGTGATCTTTCCAAAGAACTTAATATCATGTTGTTCTCTCTGTGACATAAACGTATTTGCACGTTCAATAACATCTGCCAAAGATGAGATTTCTCCAGCAGATAATGACGAAGTATAGTATGCAGTTCCAATTCCTGGTGTGTACAGGTAAATAGAATTTAATAATCGGTTGTATGCATCAGTTACTTGAACGGAATACGTCAACAAATCATCTTTTACAAACAGACTTGTCATACTACCTAGTACCGGAACATTGTTAGCAACACCCTCAAACTTTGCAAGAATCGGAGAAACAGTTCTTCCTAATCCAGTCGCAGAGAAAAAATCTGGTAATGCTGTATTGGTTGTACTCTGTAATCCAGAAAGTCTTTGTGTATGACTATAAAAACTGTTACAAGTGTTTGACAGATTCCATGCCAAAGTTCTTACTGATGGAGTTAATGAAGATCCGGATCCTGGAAACGTTTGTAAATAATAATTATATGAATTCATAGTTTGATAAAAACTATAAATTCCTGTTTGTATTGTAGTGACTACAGACGCAACCGGATTCTGTAAGTACGTTGTTTTTGCCACCTGTTTATTTTGAATAGCATCATACTGCCACTTCATTATAGGTGGACGAACATAGTAATTGTTTTCTTTGATGTTTTGATTTGGATCTAATGCATCTCCAAATTTAGTTACATCAAAATTTAATTCTAAATCAGAATATAGTGACATATTAAGGTCCCGCAGTTGCCATCGCTGAAATTCCTTGCATAGCTATCGGTACTCCACAAGTTGGAAGATCGCCAAAGACTACCATAGGAGCTCCATTGATAGATATTCTTCCAACCATTCTTTGTGCCAAAACTTTTGATACACAATGAATTTCACAACCTGGTGCGCCACAACAAGCATGTGGTGTTATAGTGTCTCCAGGTTTAGCTAGAGGTGCTCCATTGATTGTAACATTCGGCCAACCAGGTCCAGTGATGATACCTCCATCAGCTGTCACATCACCTATTTTAGCAATAAAGGGCATTAGTGTATTTCCTTACGTTGGACAATTTCCATTAATTTGATCTGTTAATGATTTATCGGTTAGAGGAGCACTCTTTGCATACAATTGTTTAAATGCCAAATACTCTCTATATAAACAATCTGAAATCTCTTTTGAGATTTGTGTTTTATCAATTCCGTTTTCTAATTTTATTGAGGCTTCTTGAGCACAAATCCTACAAGCTTCATCTTTATGATTAGCGTTTACAAATTCATCCAGTGCTTTTTCATCATATTTATCCATAGCTTTTCGGAGTTCTGAAGCCTTATCTTTTAGTGCATCACTTGCATCTTTTAGTTTATCTTCAATAGCTTTTAGTTCCGATCTAACGTCATTCCAACTTTCTTTCAGATTATCTGTCAGATCATCAACATATTTACCTACAAGTTTTTTCGTACATTGTAAATTAATAAACTGTTTAACTTTAATTACATCGGTACTTAAAGATGCAATATTAGTTCCGACTTTAATTCCAGTAGCTCCAAGTGCTACTACATCTTTGGCAACAGCAGAATATGCTTTTAATGATCCAGCAGTTCCAACAGCTGACTCTGCTGTTTTTAATGAAGCTCCTAGTTTGTCATAACTTTCTGTTATCTGACCATAACCAGTTTGTTCAATAATATCATTTCCTAATTGTTTTCCGTATGAAGCAGCAGACTGCAATCCTGTAGTTATATCAGATTTTAATGTATCTAAGAATGAAGGATTATTTGTAAGTGTTTTTGTAATTTGCAATTCACTCATTCCAGACCAAGTTGAAGCAGGTGTTCCGTAAATCTGTTCTTTAAAGAAAGAAGGATTGTTGACAGCATTACCTATAACTTGATCTATCTTTGGAGGTATTGCACCGTTTGCAATTTCAGTTGCGTTCAATGATCCTGAAGTAATAGATTCAGTCTTAATTGCTGCTGGTGTAAAAGGGGTTCCATCTGGAGCAACTGCTGTTGCATCTGGTGAACTAGGTGTTTTTGAATCATCTGCACCAATAACTGGAGCAGGTGCAGTTACCATAGCAATAGTAGAACCATTAATATTTGTAATTGCTTTTCCACCGTATGTTGCTTTTCCAGATGAAGTTGCTGTCAATGAAACCATACCAGTAACACTAGATATAACTCCAGAAACACTTGTAGAAGCTGAAGTCAAACCACCAAGAGAACTTGATAATAAACCAGAAAGAGATGCCGACTGTTTTGCAGAACCTGTCCAATTTCCAGAAGCAGCCAATGTAATGTTTCTAGCAACTACTGCAAAATCTTTTTTAACTTGAAACGTTACATTTCCATTTACAATATAAGTTAAATCTCCATCAATATAAACTATGCGATTTCCTTTGACATGCATAGATTCATCTTTGTCAACAACTATATTAGATGAACCTACAGTTTTTCTATGAACATCACCAGTTGGTCTAAATTCAACATGAGAACCTGTTCTGTGCATCAAATTAATTCGTTCATAATTTGGTGTATCGTCCATCTCAAAAGCATGACCAGATTCCGTATCAAGTGCATAGTTATAAGGATATCTTGCATTGTATGACGGTAACTGATCAACACCGTATGGATTATTTTTCGTCAGTGATTTTAATCTGTCTATTTGTGAAGCAGAATAAGAGTTGTCGCCTCTAGCCAATCTAGATGTTGTCGGTTCATCTAAGTTTAAAGGATATCTTTTTGCAGATTGATCTGGTTTTGATGGAGATGCGTCGATCTCTTTCTGTGTTCTAGTATCACTAAATGCTTTTCTTTCTCCAGAAGCTTCTAAAGGAATACCTGGAAGAACACCCATCATAACTGGATGTTGTGCGTTTTCACCATCTAAAAAGAAACCAACAACCATATCAGATTCTTTTGGAGTGAATGTCATTGGATTGTTTAAAGGCATAATCGCTTGTGCCCAAGGTAATGTTTCTGTAGGCGCATCAAGAGTATTATCTGAATGCCATCCTACAATTCTAACACGACAACGACCAAGTTTCAAAGGATCTTTTCTATCCTCTACTACACCTATCCACCAAACAAAACCATTTAATCCAGCAAATTCGTTATTCATAATTATATTGAAAACTCCCTTAGTTTTTCTGTAGGAATAGAACTAGTTCGAACATATTTGTTAGGATCATTTGCATTAGAATCACTAACAGCATCAAATACAGTTTCATGTTTATTGTAATTGATGATATGTCTTGTACCAATAATTAAGTATTTACCATACAAAGATTCGTCTTTATTGTCTGAAGTTTGTTCTTGTCTTTCAGGTAAACTCAATAGAACATTCTGACCAGTTGTAAATCTAAAGTTACCAGGAACTACAACTCTAACTCTTTTTGTCATTAGATTTTTGAAGATTGCTTTTCTTTCCAGTAGATAATCTGGATTCTCCGAATAATTTATAGAGTTCTTATCATTATTTTGTATGTACTTACTATTTGTTCTGTCGTAAGATACTGGATATAACAACTTTCTCGACTGATAACTTTTAGTATTTGTTTCAGGTATTTTTGATATATCAGATTGGTTTTTGAATTCTGCCAGATTACTATTCTCGTTCAAGTGACTTGTTTTATCGTAATGATTGTAGAATGACAGATTCTTTGTTTTAATTGTTCTTGTAATTGGATCAAATCCAACTAAACTTGAGGCATAGACACCAGACTTTATATTATCAATAATATTATATTGATTTATAGTTTTCATATATCTGGCGCCATAATATTCTTCATCAAAAACATCACTCTCACTTAGATTTTTTGGATTGAATGTTACTCTGATCGGAGACTGATCATTGATTAATTTATTTAATGAGACAAAATTATATCCATATCTGTTTTGAAAAAACAGAAATGTTGGGGTACTTTTTTCATCTAAGGCTCTTTTTGTTATCCAGTTTACAGTATCTAAAGGAGATAGATTAGGCATTTGTTTCGTATGCAATCCTTCACTATTGTGAATAATCATCTTATCGACACCGAGATATGTAGCCAGAACATTGACTACCATTTGACTATATGTAAAATTCGAAAATACTTGGTTGACTTTTAACTGTGCTGATGAAACAAATTCGTTACTAACAAAATGTAACACATACATTTCAGAATTTTGATTTATGTTTATTCTGTCACTAAGTTTGTGGATTCTGTACGCCTGTTCAAAAGTAATTTCTTCTCTTGTTTTACCTAACTTGACCAACAACGCTTCTTGTCCATCAAACTGTAATTTATTAATTAGACCAATACTATCGGTAATTAAAACACTACCAGATAAACATGGAGAAAACATACTGTCAAATAGATTGAGTTCTTGAAATAAACCCTGAAGTGATATTTCTTCTCCACTTTTGAGAATGATATCAAGTTTTATTATTTCAAAACCAGTTGTGATTACCGATGCACTAGTCATATTAACTTCTCAAAGCAGTTCTAAGTTCTTCTTCTAAAGCAAAAACAAATTCATTTTTTAGAATTTTTATTGATCTTTTCTTTTCATTTTTTTCAGATTCGTATTCATAATAAGTCAATGAAGATTTGGTATTACTTTGTTTCAATTGATTGCCATCTTTTAGAGTAATTGTCTGAGAACCAGTGACAGTGTTTGCATATGTTGATGAATCTAGTTCAATGATCTGTGAAAAAGTATTACCAAATGCTTCGGTAGTTTCTTTTAGATAGTATGAATGGATATTTGATTTTGCCCAACTAACTCCAGACACACCAGTATTTGCCGTATCTGCATAATTATTTGCAGAATACTTTTTATCTACGTAGTTTGTTAATGCTTTAAATTCTAATGGCCAATCGTATTGAGGATCGATGATATCATTATATAATAAAACTATCCAATGTCTTTCAGCAGATCCGTAAGCATAGAAAGCTACAGTTTCTGGAGTATCACCATCTTTAACATCATACTTGTAATAGTGTGATGTATTTTCTTTAAAGGAATCTTCTAATTTGAAACGTACAAGTAAGTTGGTTAGAGTTTCAACACCCTGAACATCTTCAGTAGCTTTGTAAGGAGAAGTTGGAAAATAAGAAAAATATTTTGCCATTATCTATTATCTCTTTGTTGACTTGTTGAATTTGTTTGATGATAAAGACCTTTTGTAAGAATGACAGTTTCTTTAAATGATAGTGTCAATCTAACTGCAAAAGGACTACCAGTGCCACCAGGATAAGTATCAGTTCCAGGTACTTCATATGCAGCCCAACCACTAGGAGCATAATCAACACTGACGCCTGTACATACGCAATCAGATAACAGTGGAAGATTCTTGTTTATTTTACCGTTGTAATAAAATTCAATATTGAACACTGACGGTGGCACAAGAAAATATCCAGCACTACCTGGTTTTATCTCTGGTGCAGAATGAAATTTGAACGCATTAATTATTTTATATACTTGTTCCGATTCTGCTTGACTTCTAGGATACAACATAAAATCAAACTGAAAATTTCTAAAGTCTGGACTTGTATATAACAACTCCAACATCGGATTCTCAACTCCACCCAATACAGTAGATGCTAATACTTTTCCAGCACTACCAAGTTTATTTGATAATGCTCTACTAATAAACGGACTTAAATTTTTACCAGCAATTGCTGCAATATCCTCAGCAATTTTTTGATTTGATTGACTTCTGTTAACTTGCCTCATTTGATCTGCCGCAGAAGCAGCGACAGAACCCAATCCAATATTTCCCTCGTACATGGAAACACTACTGTATGATTGAGGATATTCAAACGACAATGTATCAGGAAGATACAAAGCAATCGATTCTGAAATTCTTTTTATTTTTCTATTAAAATTAGATGCATCTGTTCTTTTAACTTCATCTGCAATAACTCCAGCACCTGAACCTAATTTTGAAGTAACTCCTTTAATAGATTCTTTGACTTTATCATCAACAGCAGTACCTAATGTTGATAATATAGATTCTGCGGTTGTTCTTAAATAACTTCCATCGGAAAATAATTCTCCAGTAACATTAGTCAAAGACTTTATCGTTCCTCCAAAATTTGGATTGACGTTTTGATCCATCAATGTTGTCATGTCTCGTTGACCTTGACTCATCATATATTGATCTGATCTAACAGTTCCTGGAGTTCCTTTAAAATTAGTAACTTCCTGTTCAAAAATTGTGAACATCATGTAATGTGCTTTGTCCGTAGTTCCCAAATCTATTGGGTATGTCAATAGATCAGAACTTCTGGATTTACCATAAGTTTGCAATGCATTATATGATCGGTTTTCTGATTTATTGAAGTTTACGTCGAAATTTATATCTTGGATGCTGAAATTGAATGCCATAGAAACTCTCTGAAAGTTAACTAGATAGTATTTATGTCATATAAAGGAAAGTTTAAACCAAAAAATCCCTCAAAATACAACGGAGATCCCAACAATATTATCTACCGTTCTTTGTGGGAACTGAGAGTAATGAATTACTTAGACGACCATCCTGGAATAATCTGGTGGGCTTCTGAGGAACTAGTCATACCTTACTGGAATCCAATAGACAACAAAAAACATCGTTACTTTCCAGATTTTGTCGCCAAGATGAAAACCAAAGATGGAACCATAAAAACGATTGTCATGGAAGTTAAACCTGACAAACAGACAAAGCCTCCAGTACAGAAACGAAAAACCAGAAAATATCTGGAAGAAAGTGCCACATATCTAATCAATCAATCAAAATGGAAAGCTGCTGTAGAATTTTGTAAGGATCATGGATGGGAATTTAAAGTTCTTACAGAACATGACCTAGGATTGAAATAAATAGTAAATGGCATACTTAATCAATCGTTTAAAACAATCACTTGCACAGAAGGGTCTGACACCCAGAACCAATCTGGCACGTGCTTGGTTGCAACAAAAAATGACGACTCTTAAACCTTCCAGACAAAAAATGATGGAAGAAAGAAAGAGACTACGCAACGAATCTATAGTCGGTAAAATGTATTTCTATTTCTATGATCCAAAGACAAAAGAAACTATGAAATACTATGACAAGTTTCCATTAGTCATACCAATCGAAGAACATAATGATGGATTCTTGGGATTGAATCTCCATTACATTCATCCAAAACAAAGATTAATTTTGTTGGACAAATTGAGTGATATAGTTACCAACAAAAGTTTTGATGAGTCAACGAAGTTTAGAATAAGTTACAATTATTTAAAAAATGCATCAAGATTGTATGAACACAAACCCTGTTTGAAGAAATATCTTTACACTCACATACAGTCTAAGTTTTTAAACATTGATGCTTCAGAATGGGATATTGCGGCACTATTACCAGTGGAGAGTTTTGAGAAAGCTCCCAAACACCAAGTATTCGAAGAATCAGAGGACAAATTTTAATGGCATTCACACCTTCTTCTTTTTTAGCCCACATGAGAGCTATGGGTGGTCCTGCAAAGACCAACCGATTTGAAGTATTACTTCCAATCCCAATATACATCGGAAATTTTATTGGTGACTCTGATTTGAATAAGTTATTAAACGCACCAAATACGTTTCTATCGGGAGTCGTTAGTAATTTCTTCGGAAAAAACCAACAAAGTTTAGAACAAAATTCTAGTCCAACAATCAGTCGTTATCTAGCACTTCAATGTGAAGGTGCAGAATTACCGGGAAAAACTCTACAGACTGCCGACGTTAAAATTTATGGACCAACATTCAAACTTCCATATCAAACCCAATACCAAGATATAACATTAACATTTTTATCGACAAACGATTTCTATGAAAGAAAATTGTTTGATAAATGGATCAATGCAATTATGCCTGGAGATACTTACAATTTAAGATTTCCAAAAGATGATGATACAAGATACACAACAAAAATAACTATTCTACAATACAATGATTTAATAAAACAAGTTTATGCTTTAGAATTGATTGATGCATTTCCTATTGGAATAGCTGCTCAACAACTTTCTTGGTCAGACGATAACTTTCATCGTTTAAGTGTTCAATTTGCATATACAAAATATGAACCAATATACGAAAGCAAAACCGATCTGTACAGAGCAGGAGATGAAATTGTTTCTGCAATTACTTCAAGAGCACAAGGTGTTATACTTGGTGGTGTTAGTGACGTTGTTGGAAGTGTGACTTCAAGAATACCTGGACTAGGTGGTGGATTTTAACTAAGGAGATTTTATGTTACCAAAAATTGATGTGCCTATTTACGAAACAACTTTGATTTCTAATGGAATGAAAATAAAATTCAGACCCTTTTTAGTTAAAGAACAAAAATTATTTTTAATGGCTTCACAATCAGATGATAGTAAAGATATGATTGATGCCATCAAACAGGTTATTAGAAACTGTGTGTTGACTGAAATTGACGTTGACAGTTTACCAACATTTGATCTGGAAAACCTATTCATTCAATTACGTGCAAGATCAGTAAACGAAATTGTAAACTTGAGTTATAATTGCAATAACAAAGTAACGAATGATAAGAATGAAGAAAAAGCTTGTGGAAATTTAGTATCGTTTGATATTAATTTGTTAGAACTACAAGCAGAGAGAAGTCCAAATCATACAAATAAAATTGCAATTACAGACAAACTTGGAATCGTAATGAAGTATCCAACATTTAATATGATGGAAAAAGTGGATGTAGAAAATAATGACCTGTCACAAATAT